CCACACAGTTATTCCACCAATTGCTCCATACTCGCCCTAATGGTCTGCCTTGACCTGAGCTGATTCTAGCAATAGTACTGTATATCCACTTGTTGTAGTTGTTAAAAGAAAGTATCATGCCCTTTTTACATTTTTCCTGGCACCAGTTTAAATTGGCTGCTAACAAGTAATTGCTGACTTCGTTGTTGAGTCGATAGTCCTTGAGCAGCCAACAACGATTGCCTCCTGAGCCCAATTCAACATGAAGTGTGCTGTGCTCAACGCAACTGACTCCGACAATCTGATCACGGTCATATAAAAACGCAATATGACCCTGACCTCGGAACCATCGAAGCCGTTGTTGTGCAATATACATTAGCCCTGCCGGAGCATCATAGCCCATGTTACCAAGAGCAGGTGCGTCAGAGGTAGCGATACGATCCAAAAAAACTTGGTAGTCTTTTAAGAAAGGATCAATGTTATCAGAATAAGCTAATTCAACACGCAGGCTCATCCTGTATGTATCAGCTAATCTTCGTTGGTGTTTACCAGGCACATGACCAGGTGTATACGATCAATTAAGCTGCCATTCATGGCTGAATGTTCTTTGGTAGTATCAACCCACCACACGCTGCCATCAGCTGGCAGATGTCTTAGAATTGGTGGATCTGTAAAAATAAATCTTGCTTGACGATGGGTAACAATGGGAATGTGTACTCTAGGAGTCATGTCTGTGTGAATACTATAACAAGTCCTGGGATACATGGTCATTAGTCTGGCTCTGTATACTTTAAAAGGAAAGCTGGTTAAAAAGCCTTCCCACCAAGTTCCAACCAGATTAGGATGTAGTTTATCCCACTGGGCTTCGTCTTGCCCTTCGCGTTTTCCAGTTCCAGATTGCCAATCGTTATCGCCATTGGTTTGCAAAGACAATTGATGCTGATACCGCCCTGTGGTGCTGTCCCAAAGTATACGGTGTGTTTCTTCTTTTAGCTTTTCAATGTCAACTTTGAAATCATAGAGTCTAAATCGTCTGTCCATTATACTTTACCTATAGCCATAAAGCGCAGACATTTATTCAATATCAGTTCTCCGCTCCATAGTATAGTATTTAATCCAGACGATTCTAAAAACTCCTCAAGGCTGTTATGACAATTTACATGATCTGGTACATCAAACATGTTGTTGCCTTGTAGTACAACCAGTGTGCCTTTAGGCAAGCTTTTAATCCACTTTCCGTGGTCTTTGAAATGCTCGACGATAGTATCAATCACTATTAGATTTTTGTGTTGTGTAAAATTGTATTTTTTAATGTCCTTGGCCAAGCTACGATATTTGAATTTGCTTGCGTTGCCAACTAATTTTTCAGCGGCTGGATGTACTGTTTTGTCTAGATCGATGTTGATCAGTTCTGGAGTATGTACTAGCTTGTAGAATTCAAAATCAGTTAGAGTCATTAACCAAGGTAAAATTCCAACCCAACCACCAACAACAATAATAGTCTGCGGCTCTAGTATATTTTTTATTTGAGCCTTAGAGGTTGCACCAGACTCTTGCATTTTTTCCAGTAACCAAAGTTTACTTTGCACTTGATTTCTACTCAGTGCGTCTTTCCAGTTTAACTCTGGGTTTTCTTCGATTATTTCTGCAAGTAGGCTTATTTGTTTGGCTCGATCTGGATAGTATTTAGAAACTTCTCTAGTAAAGCAAGACATTGAGTTATCTTCTAAGCACGACAACAAGGTGTCACCTAGAAAAATTTTTATTACTTCAAAAAGTTTAGTAATGTCTTCCTTTGACTCTTTGATTTTGCCAAGTACAAAAGGTATTGCTGACAAAGGGTTGTCAAACTCTTTGCTGTTTTCATGCACCCAATCGTGTAGTTCCCAAAAGCGACCTTCTTGTATTTCAAGATTATCGGTGTAAGACAAGTTTGTTTGTTGTATTAGCCATGCTGGTACAGGACTCAGCATGATTTCTTTTCCTTCTGACCACTCTCGTGGCAAACGAAGATGTTTCAAAAACAAACTATGTACAGTCTGATCAATATGATCGTTCTTGCCTTGACAGTAGTTAACCAATGGCCATAGATTAAGATAATGCTCTTTTCCTATTTCAACAATTAGCTTAACTAGGTCTTCTTGATCCTGTGTTTCGTACCAACGATGTAAAAAATGCAAGCTTCGACGAAATCCAACGATTTCATCTAAGAAGATCAGCATGGAGTTTTTTAATTCAACAGACTTATCCATTGAACCAACCATACAGTTTTAGGTTTGTCTGTGCTGCTACATCCTCATTTGTTAATTCTTTATTGGGATGAAACTGTAGTCTCTTAATAACTTCGCTGTGGCTAGCATCAAATTCAGGTAGCGCGAAGCCTAAGCCAGCACTGATTGCTTTGCTCAATTGCTTGCTTGATTTCATAGGATTGTCTTTGCTGTGGCTTTCAAAGAAATCTTTAAACCATTCGTAGTCGCGAATATGCATTGGATCAAAATCATCGTACTGTAAAAGTTTAACTGCTAAACGAGCACCGTAGATTGTCCACCAGCCGTTCTTAACATCTGCGCCCACAGTCATCCAGGTTAGTAAACGCTGGAAATTTGCACCGTGAATTTTATTGGTCCACTGTTCAAATGGCACTGCCTGTCCTTGATCCATGCTTAGTTTGATGCCTTCACGAAAGCCAACTCTAAAGGCCTGATAAGGACTGCCATTGGTATATGTGGTTGACCAGCAACCAGACAGCGTTTTGTATTGAGATCCGTCCCAGCAAAAGTCCACAGCATCTCTTTCTGAATCTGCTGCTTCATGACTACGCATGGTTTCCAAATGAATTCTGCTCCACAGCTTGATTCCACCATTGCCATACATCAACCCATTGGTATGTTGTCTTCCGTTCCACGAGTAGCTGATTGGCAATTTAATATCTGCTTGCAATTGCAAATTAAAAAAGTTCAAGTCAACAAGATTATCTGCATCCACTGTTATCACATGGGTGCTATTGGGAAAGGCCGCAGCAGCAGCTTTATGTGCGGCATCAAATCCTTTGACTCCGTGTACTCTTCGAACAAGATTACCAGGCCTATTTCTTTGCAGATGCTCCCAATGTTGATCAGCATTGGGTTCGTCATAGCTTAAAAACGCCACAGGAAATTTACCAAGAGAATGTACTTCCTTGTTAACTAACTTAGCATGATTAAACAGTGACATTTTTTTCAAATTCCTTTTCTAGCCACTCCCAGTTGTTGATTAAATCTAACTTTGACGAGTCGCTGTATTTTAAGCCAAATGTTGCTCCGGCCTGCGCTCCTAGTACTGCGTATTTTCCATTCTTAGCATCCCAGCCGCGTGTACACCAGATCAACTGACGCTGACTTATTTCTTCCATTTCTTCCCAGTAGTGAAAAATTTCTTTTTGAGATTTATAGTGTTCGGTGATAACTGTGGCACGACTGCGACGATAGTTGTTTTTCTTATTCTGATCCCATTCCTGCGTTGCAATATACTTAGACAGTTCTTCTAGCTCTGTTTGTTCTTGCCGACGAATGCTTTTAATTCTATTCTTAATTATGGCCAATGAAGCCATCTTAGCACACTCGCGAAATGCTCCAATCCAGGCACTTTGTGGTGTGGCATTAAATCTTGTTTCGCAACTGATAGTATCCCTTGTGACTAGTTGAGCTATAGAAGCAGTTACATCAACACTCCAGGACTTGTTTTCTAAAAATGGTTTTTGAGGGAATACCTTAACTGCACCATATCCGTATTTTAAGTTGTTGACAGGATTGATACTGGGCCAAACATGTACACATTCAGACTCCGGTACTCCCCAATGCAGTACTTCATCATTGGGTTCCCAGGCAAAATCAAATCCGTCGACTATCCAAGCGTCAGCATCCACTACCCAAAAATTTTCTGTTTTGCTGCGCTCTGCACAAGTACGATGCACATTATAAATTCCAACTACATTATCAATGCGCTGTGCTTGTGGGGCAAATTCCAGTAGCCGTGCAAAGTTTTCATCAGCACCTTGTTCCAGCATACTAATGAAAAATACATCTAACAAAGCTTACTCCGAAATAAACTGTTCAACATCGCTTTCCTTGACAGTGGGACCAAGTCGATGTGGGTTAAAGTAACTGGCCTTAAAGAAGCGACTGCCGGCTTCGTCTAGGTCAGCAATTTCAAGACGAAGGTCCTGACGCATTACTCGTCCTAGCTTTACAGTTTCTGCCATAAGCTTGGTCTTGCTCCAGGAATATTTGCTGACTGGACAGGTCACTTCATCGCCAGCAAATTGTGGCATGATATCTTCTCTCCAGTATTGGTTGTGCCACTCAAAGTCAGCAACCAGTTTGTAATCCCAGTCTCTGCGAATGTTGGTCAAATAACAACCAAGTCTTGCGCCGTACATGGCCCATAATCCGTTTGTAACATCTTGTCCAACACTCATCCAGACCAGCAGTCTACGATGATTTTTAAAATTGTTCTTTTCAGCAATTTGACGCCAATCCATTGGGCGGCCATCGTGCAATGCCAGCTTTACGCCTTCCCTGAAACCAGCACGATATGCCTGATATGGTGTGGCATTATTAAACACATCGCTGTAGATGTTATTGAGCTGATGGTAATGAATGTCCCAACAGAAGTCTACTGCTCCAGGTCCATTGTCAACGGCTTCGTGTGTACGCATTTGCTCAACAACCTTTTTAGGCCAAAGCTTAACGCCACCGTTACCATAGACCAGGCCATTGATAACATTTTTACCCGACCACGACAGTACATCGCTGCGATCAAACTTGCGTAGATCTAGCTCTAATTCAAAAAAGTCTGGGCGAACCTTGTTGTCTGCATCAATGGTAATAAAGCGTTCAGTTTCTGCCAACTTTGCAGCCGCTTTATGGCAAGCATCACTGCCATATACACCATGACTTCTTTTTGCCCAAGGGCATTTTTCTAGTAGATCAGCATAATTCTCATCAGCATTTGGTTCGTCGTAGCTGATAAAAACTACATCAAATTCACTAATTGGGGTTTTCACGGAAGAACTCCTATATCAATATTATTAGCCTTATATAACGCCGAAGGCGGTTGCTTGTGTGACCAATCTGGTAACACTTCAAACGGCTGTGATTGTCTTAGCAATAGCGCAGGTAGCCAGGCCCAGGAAACAAATGACTCTAAGTCTGTTCCATTGACCACTGCAATCTGTAAATGTCCTTTGAGCTGGTCAATGGCACCACCAGGCTGGTAATGACTCTGCGCCCATAGTACACCATCCCTAACAAACAGCGACACATGTTTACCTGGTCCAATGTGACTCATTACTGTCTGATCATCAATGATGCCAGTAAACTCTGAGTATTGGGTAAGTCTAGTAAAGAACAACGAATGCGCCACTGCTGGCAAGTTAATTCTAATCTTTTGTCCTTGGTATAGTATGCGAGTTACAATTTGATGATCAATAAACGACCAAAGTCTAGTTTCCCAAAAGCCGCGTTCAACAATATCGTTTAATTTAATCTCTGAGAACCCTAACAGTTGGTGAGGATCTTCAATGTCAGTGATAAAAAGCGGAATGGTTTCTGTTGTACTTTCGCGCGATAACATTTCTTTAGCGCCACTGGCCCACATGCGAGATGCTTCAACCCTGAGCATACCATTTTCATTGAACAACAGAGCTCTAAGATCCGAATCAATATCACCTTGATATTCGCCAATGGTTAACCAGCCGTGACTGCGCTGTTTCTTCTTGGTAACAATGGGTTTTGGTTCTCGAACATCAATGAGGTCTAATGCGCCAATTGCTTCGTTGAATCCAACTCTAAAATTGGCTTGATTTTTAGTACCTTCTAAGATTGAGCGTACCTTAGCAAATGAAAGCGTTAAACGATCTGTAGCTGTGCTGGAGCCAGGTTCAATTCCAATGATCTGGCCGGTGTGAATATTATATTGAACTGACCAAATTTCATTGCGTTTTCGTTCTCTCCGACGAAGTTCAAATTGAATACCTGTGCTCATACTTTCCAATATTCCAATGGCTTAAGACTTCCAGCTAACCAAACTGGGTAAAGTTGCGTATGATTTTCTAATTTAAAATTGCCATTGGCAGGATAAAACGCAATCCAATCGTGCCATGCATGTGTGGCGTACATCACTGGCACAACTTCTAGATCTCTAACACTAAGATCAACTAACTTAAACCAATCAGGTGCTTGCCAGTTTTCCATAATGGACAAAATTGACAGAGTTTGTTCCAGGGTTGGATCGTCTGGAACATAATGCGGCCAACATGATTGTGTGCCGTCATTGAGCAGTTGATCTAACACAGCAAATCCCTGTTGTGCTGTTTCAACATCACCAATGATTAACATCGACGGCCAGGCCACATAAAAGTTTTTGTCAATAGGCAATCGACGACTTATTTTATTTGGCCAAATTGCTTGTAGTCTATGGTCAACACCCATTCCAGGTATAAGATTAATTTTTTTAAGCTTTGCTAGCTCTCTGGCAGACTTTGTAAATTGCCGCAGGCATAACCCTGCAAAGCAAACAACATCGCCAGGTTCATAGTTGATTTCAGCCAGTAGTTTTATTTTTTCACTGAGAGTTTTGTTTGACAATTCAACTAGGTTAAATTTTTCTTGGGCGTCAATGAGAACCGCATCGTGCTTGGTAATCTCTACCAGTTGGTGCTCAATGGTTCCATTTGTTTCAACTAAAATATGAACGGTCATGCCAGCATCTCCATAATTTTTTCATAGTTACGGAGAATGCTTTTTTTGTTCATAAGGTGAATGTCTTCGCCTCTGATCTCAACAGCTAAGTTTTTCCACTCTTCGGGCAAGTTACTTAACATAGCCCAATGATTAGGTCCTTTGACTTCAATGATGTCGTCACGCTGGTCTTGATAACGCATGTAGTTGGGAATTTGACCAATAAAGCCGCCGTCTTGCCAACCGTCACACATATGAGCAGCAATACTAGCAGAGTAGTCGGTTCTATACAAGCTTCCAGGAAACTTATATAAAAAGCGATAGTATTCCCAGTTCTTTTTCACTGCTGCCCAAACACTAAAGAAATGTTCGGCTTCTTCACTCTTGCGCCAGTAGACCACTGTGGACCACCACATGCGAATACCAGCATAGTGCAACCAACGCTCAGTGGTAAAGGGTTCTTCCATGCGTAAATTGCGAGCATCTCTGTACATGGCAACATCATATGGTCCACCAAACAGCTTTGATAAGTTATCATTGCCGCAAAGATAATCTGTGTCGATTAAGATAGTTTCGTCAAAAGGACTGAGATTGTAGATGTCGTGCTTGTTGGTATTGGTAAACTGTGCATTGAAACTATAATATGCGCCGTCGTGATGCAACCGCATATTTCTTTCGTAACCCGGATCTGTAAGTACCACATCATCCCAGGCCGCATTCATTAACTCATGCCCATGCGTGTGCTGACAATGCTCCAGACTCTGTTGGTTAGTGACCAGCACAACCGGGTAATCTGGCATGTATTTTTTCACTGCATAAGCAGCCACAATGGCCAACTGAGTGTAGTCCAGTTGTTCGTTGTTGTATGCGAACATCATAAAGCCCTTACTAGACATAGTTAGAGCCCTACAATTTTAGCAGTTGACCTAGCCGATTTAAGTTGCTGCTGGGCCACTTTCTTTGCCTGCATAGCAGCATTGTATGTTTCAAAACAATTGCTTAAAAATTCTTGTGGATTATCAATTTGGACAACATTACCAGTTTGGTCATCGACTAGCAAGGGCTGGCTGTTGCGTAAGGCAATATCTGCAAAAGAAATGAGTTCGCGATTAACTTTAAAAATTGAGCCTTGATATGAAAGAATCAAGGCGGTATGAAAGGTAGCCTCAATGTTCTGACGCTGTACCTGTAGTGTTAAACGATAATTTGCAAAGGCCAAGGCCTCATTGAGTTTTTGCTGGTCCATTGAAATCCAAACTATTATATGCGCTGTTATTTAGCGACACAAAATTGAATGGATTTTTCCAATTAAACCAAGTGCCAGTCTTCAATTAAAGTAACTGTTGGGCTTGGAATAGTTAAAGTAACATCGTTTTCTGTTACTGCGGTTGGCTGTGTTTTACTTACAACCAATCTAGTTTTGCCGCGAACTAGTACACCCATACCAGAATTATCAAGCAAGATTCTAAATCTTAGATTTCCGTTATGAAATTCACCGTAGATCTTAGCTCTGCTAGAAGCGTAGGTTCCATAACCACCGTTATATCCGCCATAGCCACCATAACCACCATAGCCTCCTAGGTGTTGCCAACCTGGACCATAGCCACCGTAACTGCCGCTGCCGCCATATCCACCATAGCCGCCTTCGCCATAGGGCAATGGGCATCCAAATGCATCGTATCCACCATATCCACCATAGCCGCCATATCCACCATAGCCGCCATAGCCGCCATATCCACCATATCCACCATAACTAGTTCCGCCAGAACCCGATGGGCTAGTATACAGTAGTTGTTCAGCGTCAATCATTTTGGCATATCCGCGGTCTTGTGTGATGCCGCGGTTGTTGATACTAGAGAGATTTTCTACTGTAAAATTTAAGGTTCCTTGGTCTAAAAAGATACAACGCCAAATATGATAGCCAGCACCGTAACCTTCGACTTGACTAAAAATAAATCTTATTGCACCACCTGCATTAAAGAAATGTCGTCCTTTTTCATATCCGCCAAAGTCTAACTCAATGGTACATTCAAGTTGATTTGCCCAAGTGGCACCAGAACTATCATAGGTAGCAAGTGTGCCAAGTTGAGTGTATGCTGGATCAACATCGTTGCGCTTTTCTCTTGCACCATCTAGCAATGTAATGGCTGTATCAAAAAAGCTCTCGGTCATCTTTTCGCCGCGAGCAACAACTACCAACTCTTGATCTGAACTGTTGGTTCTTAAAGTGCTGATGTTAATTCTATTGACAATTTCGTTAGTTAGGGCCGCAGTAATTTTTTGTGTGGCATCTACATTTTCAATGTTATCACCGCCCCAGCCCCAGCGAATGTTATCTTCGGTCTCTGGATCAGTTCTGTTTGTTGTAGGACCCTCACCTGCATGAGTATCACCAAATAGTTCATTGACATCGTCAGTTAACTCGTTGAACCAATGCTTGGCAATTTTTTCGTCAGGGTCTGCAAAAGTAGCAGGATCTCTTGGTCTCGGCACATAGCCGCAGACTGTTGAATTTTTCTCAATTAGTTGTGTGTAGGATCCGCCATAGCCGTCGGCATACCAACCCCATCGGTCATAACCGATACATCGCTCGCCAAGGAATGTTCCAACTGGAAGAATTGGTGTGTTTAATGGCATGGCTATTAACGAACTCCAACTGTGGCTTCGATTATACCAACGCCATCTCCTGCAAAGTTTCCTAAGCTACGACCAATGATACTCCAAGCTGGTGCATCTACAGAAGCTGCCTGAGCTACTCCAGGAATATCACTGGCAATTAAGCGATCTCCTTTGTTAACTACACCTGTTACTTTAACAGGAATTCGGCCAGCCACTGCAATTGGTAGCGCATTTTTTTCATGCTTTTGTTTGGCATTCATCAAATAAGCTGGTCTAGAAGAAACAATGCCAAATATGTTTTGGTCAGCAACTCCGGCGGTCACAGTAACATCAGCACTACCGCCTAGTGATACCAGTGTACCTGGCTCATAAGCAGCATCGGCTACATAAATCTCAGCAACGTCCGCAAATTCTGCTTCCATAGAAATACCACGCAATTTGAAAGCATTTGGGTTAAAGGTTGTTGTAGTATTACCAGTGCTGTTCATGTTAATACCCTTACCAATTGTAGTAAAGCCAGGGATGGCATGTGAAGCAGCAATTGTAAATTCTGCATCAGTACTAATAATTGCAACACAGATGCCATTGGCATTGAGACGCACTACTTTATGTGTGGTGCCGTTTGTATCCAATAGTGTAGCAAAGCTAATGCCACTGCCACCTTCAAATGCACCAACATTGACCCAACCATTATTGTATCCAGGTAGTGCTTGATCGTTGGCAGTTTGACCCACATAAATTTTCAATGCTTTGTTGGTAGTGTCCCACCAGAAATCGCCCGAACGAGCTGTTTCTGTTGGGCGATTTTGTCTACTGGTCAGATGAGCAAGTGTTTTCCAATACTCATCCGAATCTCTAACTGCTAATCTATTTTCACCGGTGTTAAACCACAGCTGACCTGCGATTGGACTTGCTGGTTCTGCGCTGCTGGCAAAATTTTCCAGCATGTGAACAAAGTTTTCAGCGATAAGTTCGCCATAGCCCAGGTAGTTTTTACCCAGCAAGTTTAGAGCCGTAGTGGTATTGTCGACTTCACCGTCGATAAGATTTACCAGTACTTCTCCGTTGCTTTTATTGACTTCGTATGCCATTTTTATATCCCCTTGGCTTAATTGCCTTTGGTATATTTATTCTTATACCTTTTTAACCAGCTTGCACCCTAAGGGTGTAAACTATTTGAATTCTTTGATTAGCCTGTTTTTCTACTGGGTGAAATATAAAATGCGTTAACAAATTTCCAGTATTGAGTCCGGTTAATCCTCTGGTTTTTAACCCAATTTCATCAAACACAAATTCGCCGTTGACGCTGGTTGTTGCATCAAGGCTTTGTTGAGTGCCGTTTACAATGTTGTAAACACTGTCATTGATCATTGGCTCTGTGTAATCTAGTGTTGCAGTAATCACAGTATCTGAAAAGTCTGTTCCAGTTGTGTGAACTTGTTTTGTAGAATTAAATTCAAAGTCCGGATTATTTAAATCTTCGTCATCAACTACCCTAAAATACACAGTATTGTAAAGGTTAGCACTAACACCAGTCACATTTGGTTTTCTATAAGTGATGGTGCCAGTGTCAGAAACAATACTGGCGCCTCGTCCAAAATGTATCTCACTGATAAAGCTTGAATTGTTGTTTCTTGCTAGCCCATTGGCTATGGCAATGCTCATATTTTCACGATGGATAGCGTTGTGCCCTTCGCGCAGGATTTTACCGGTATCAAGATCCTTGATAACAATAAAAGTGTCTATTTTAATTGGCAGTTTCATGCTGGTCATAGTCATATTTAGTTTTTTCTATATAACCCTTGTTAACTCTCTTCAGTAAGCGATTGCGTTACTGTATCAAATCTTTGAGGAATTCCCAGCCCAAGTTCTGTTGACACAATGGCATTTTCATCCTGCTCCTGAACCAATACAGCCACAGTGGTGATAGTTAGGTCTATGGA